AGATTAACCCTGAATGTATTGATATTATTAACTATGATGAATTGAACACCGAAAAAGCCGATATGCTGGGCATTCCTTCAAAGATTGTGAACGATCCTGAAAGAATAGCGCAGAAACGCCAGCAAAGGGCAGAGGCAAATGCGGAAGCGGCGAAGATGCAAAAAATGCAACTTGCCGCGGAGATGGCTGGGAAGATGTCGGGGGCTGTAAAGAATATGGCTACCGCTCCAACCGGCACAGGTTCGGCATTGGACAAAATTACAGAAAAAATGGCTGAACAACAGGGGAAATAATGTCAAATGATTTTGGGCTTGATAGCAGAGAAGTAAAAAAGCAAGCGGATGCCGAAGCTGAATATCAACGGCTTCGTAAGCGCAGGATTTTAGACATAGCAAAACTTTTAAAGCAACCAGAGTTTAGAAGATTTATCTGGCACATATTATCAGAAGCGGGAATATTCAGAGCTTCTTTTACGAATAACTCTTTGAATACCGCATTTTTGGAAGGGAAGCGTGATTTGGGCCTGGCATTGTTATCTGATATAGACACTGCTAACATAAACGCTATCTTTCAAATTAGGCAGGAATTTGTTTCAGAGTTGAAAAGTAAAGAAGCGGCGAATAAAAATTAGGAGGGAAAAAATGAGTGAAAAAGTTGAAAACCCAGTCACACCAACGCCTGTGGTTGAAACTCCAGCGGTAGCAGCACCAGTAGTAGAAGCAGCGGCAGCCAAAGAAGATATATCTTTAATGGATGGAGCTGTCAGCAAGGAAAAGGCAGTAATAGAAGCAGAGAACAAGCGCATCCTTGAAGCCGATGAGAAAACTTTATCCGCAGAAGACAAGGTGAAGAAAGTTGAAATCGTCAAGGCAAAAGAGGAAGCGGAGAAGGCAGCAAAGGCAAATGTAGTTCCTGATAAATACGAGTTTAAAGTTCCTGAAGGTATGACGATAGACCAGGAATACGCTGACAAGGCTTCAGTCATTATGAAGAAGCATAACATTACTCAGGCGGCGGCAACTGAACTCGGTGAGATGGCTGCGGCGCAGATAGCAAAGAATATCATAGCGAAAGAAGCGCAAGACAAAGCAAACTTTGACAACTTTGTTGCAGATTTAAAGAAGGAAACGATGAAGGAATTAGGCGCGAATGCTCAAAAAGAATTATCTTTTGCGGCTAAATCTAGAGATCGTTTAGCATCACCTGGGCTTATTGATAAACTCAATAAGTCAGGATTGGCAAACGATGTTGATGTTATAAAACACTTTATCAAGATCGGTAAGGCAATCAGTGAAGGGAAGTTAGTGGAAGGCAAGCCAGCAGGCGCAGGCGAAAAAGACCTATTGGCTACCTTATATCCAAAAACAACTGTAAGTAAATAATGGAGGATTAATCACATGGCAGCAGGCACATTGGCAAGTTCCGTTAATTTATCGCTACTTGACGTAGCGCGTAGATTAGACCCGGATGGTTCAGCGGCAATAATCGCTGAAATTATGTCGCAGAAAAATGCGATACTTGATGATATACCATTCATCGAGGGTAATACAGAAACAGGCATGAAGACGACCGTAAGGTCAGCGCTACCCACAGCTACTTGGAGAAGCTTAAATCAAGGCGTTGTGAGAACAAAAAGCACTACAAAGCAGATTATAGAGAATTGTGGAATGTTAGAGGCATACTCTGATGTTGATAAATCGTTAGCCAGAATGGCGCGGGATATTAATACATTCCGCCTTCAGGAAGATAAGGGACATGTTGAAGGCATGAGTCAGCAGATGGCAGAAGCATTGTTTTATGGCGATACGACTGTCTATCCTGACAGGTTTGTAGGTATCGCGCCTCGCTATTACTCATTAGCGACAACGGTTCAGTCCTATACGCAGATAATTGATGCTCTCGGCACTACGACCTTGACATCAATATATCTGGTAGCTTGGGGTTCAGATACGGTTCACGGTATCTATCCAAGAGGTTCAAAGGCTGGATTAGAACAGCAGGATTTAGGCGAAGTGTCTATTAATGATGCGGACAATAATCCTTATCAGGGTTACAGAACCCATTTTAAGTGGGACTGTGGGCTTTGCGTAAGGGATTACAGGAATATAGTTCGTATTGCGAATATTGATATAACCGCATTACAAACCGCCGGTGACAGTTCAGATACTTCAGCGAACTTAATCAAGTATATGTGTTTAGCGCTTGATTTGCTTCCTGAAAATTCTGGAAGCCCTGTGTTCTATGCTAACAAAACAGTTATGTCAATGTTGAGGGTGAAGTTATTGAGCAAATCAAATGTTCACCTTTCAATAAGTGATATAACTTCGTCTAACGGTATCACAAGGCCAACCTTGCAGTTTATGGGCGTGCCTATTAGACGCGTTGACCAGATAGTAAACACAGAGACTGAGATTACAACGTAATTTAATCATTAAACAGGAGGATTCAAAATGATTAGGGATAATGAGTTAATATTTTGCGGCACTAAGGCCTCAGGAGCCGCAGCCACAGTGGGCATGGATGTTTCCGCAAGCGGAGCAAACAATGCCACCTATGACATAGATACATTAGCGGCCGGGGATTCGATGAAATCAGGCGCGGTGTTACATGTTATCGCAACTGAGCTATGCGCAGGTGTTGGAACGACTTTGACCATTACATTGGTAACCGATGACAATGCGGAGTTTTCTTCAGCGACTACTTTAATTTCAAGTGGCGCTATCGCAAAAGCATCAACAGCGGCTGGAACAGTTTTGTTGCAGCAGGTTATACCAGTAGGCGTCCAGAGGTATTTAAGGTTAATCGGGACGACTGATGGCGAATTTGCAACATCTGGCGCAATAGCAGCGTGGATAGATTTAAATCAGGAAGTCGGATTAGATAAACAGTATTAAAAAATAAGATGAATATAGAAAAGAGGAAAACGCGATATGAGAAAATATATTTTAAAGGACAGTGGAGTATAACAAACTTAGGGCGGCCTAAAAACCGCCCTTTGCACTTATAATATATGCGTAAATTTATTTTAGCGCTCCCGATAATATTTTTAGCATTATGTGTGTTCATTTTTCAGAAAATATGTCGCAAACTGTAATTATGATGATAGCATTTATGGCATTTTGCGAGATAAAAATTAAGGAGCAGAAGCATTAAACTTCTGAAAATTCTATGATAGGTGACACTCAAATTTCTGTCGTAAATTTGGCGATGGGGCATATTAGCCAGAGAAGTATTACCTCTATATCTGACACCAATTCAGTTCAGGCCGTAGCCGCCAACCGCATATGGACACCTGCCCTTGGCGAGGCATTAAGGGCTAATGACTGGGCGTTTGCAAGGGTGATAGCGTTATTGGTAGCCACTACTTCTGATTATGACCCTGAATTATATGATTATCTTTATGCCTACGCTATGCCTACAAATTGTCAAGCGTTACGCAGTGTATTCTGGTCTTACACTTCTAATAAAATTCTTGGTGAGAGATATGAAAGAGTTTATGACCCAACAAATGCGGAAGAATTGATATTGACTAATGTAGGCGGAGATGTAGAGGCGGATTACGCTTATGCAAGATATACTTATAACATGACTGATCCTGTAAAGTGGGATGCGGCGTTTGTGGCGAGTTTTTCATATTTACTGGCGGCAAAACTTGCTCCGATACTAATAGGCGTTGACGCAAAAGAAACGGCGCAGATGATGCAGTTTTACAATGTAAGTATTTCAGACACACAACGTCAGGATAGTTATGAGGGAATCCAAACCAATGACGCTACGAATCCGATTGTGGAGAGTAGGGGATAAAACAGGAGAAAAAAGCAATGAAAGATTTAGGTAAAAAACGCACAGATGTGATGTATCCGACAATGGCAAATCAAGAAAACAAAATAGATTATCCTTCAATGGATTTGCCTTTAAGTGTAATAGAAGGGCTTAATTTAAAACTTGATGATGATGTAGAAGTCAGGTTAGTCGGCAAAATATCAGGACTGCAAGATACAAAATGGATAAAATGTGTATCTATTGAAGCTAAGGAAGGCGAAGTATTAAAAAAGGCGAAAGAGGAAAATAAATAAATGCCAAAACTTGAAACATTAAAGAATACGTTCGCCGGTGGCGAAATTAGCCCGAGTTTATATTCAAGGATAGATTTATCGCTTTATAGTAAAGCCGCTAAGCTACTTCAAAACTGGTTCGTCCACCCACATGGGTCGGCTTCAAATCGTTCAGGCACAATTTATAAAGCCACCGCCAAATATACTGACAAAGAAATTCGTTTAATCCCTTTCCGATATTCCACCTTACAAAACTATATAATTGAGTTTGGCGAATTGTATAATCGCTTTTTTACTAATTTAGGTGGCACTTTAGGACAGATAACTACAAGCGCATATCAGTTAGACAGCTATACCAAAATGTTAATGCACTTTGACGCATTAACTGAAGAAAATGGCAAGACGGTAACTAACCCTGAATACGACAGTTACACCAAATTAATGCTTCATTGCGATGGCACGGATGGCTCTACTACTTTTACTGATAGTGCTTTGGCGAAAGCCGTAACAGCCGTCGGTAACGCCCAGATAGACACTGCTCAATATAAATTTAATGGGGCTTCTGGATTATTCGATGGAACAGGGGATTATTTAAGTTTAGCGTATAGTGCAGATTGGAATTTTGGTAGTGGTGATTTTACTATTGATGGATGGGTTAGATTTTCTGATATTTCAGCTGATAGAAAAATAGTTTCTACAGATTTTAGTGGCGAAGCAGGAACTTACGGTTGGGATCTATTATTAAAAACTGATGGTGATGATAGAATTAGATTTACTTATAGTACGGATGGGACTAATTATGGTAACGCCGAATTTGCTTGGACTCCAATAACAAATACTTGGTATCATATAGCATTAGTAAGAAATGGTAACGACTTAAAATGTTTTATAGATGGAATACA